TTTTTCTAAAGCATCATCGGTCAATTTATTCTCCTCATTTGCTTTGACGCAGTTTGGATATCTCTTACCGAACATAGTCTTCATTCCCTTCTTCTTATATCCCTTCCAGCACTTCTCAGTGATATCTTCTGGTTTGATCAGATCAACCACTTCCATAAACTTGTTACCAAAAGCATCTTCAATGGATAGGGACTCACTAGTTCCACCACCATTACCACCGTTGCCACCATCACCACCTTCTACAGGTTTGTCGATACCAACTTCTTGAGGTTCATGACCACCGCCACCAAAGCGTGCAGTCATCTTCAGACCCTCAGGCATTTTCTTACACTTCTTATCAGTGTAGCAGTAGTACATACCCTTACCGCACTTCTCTTCACCGAGAATGACATCAACAAGTTTGATACCAGGTACGACTTCCTCTTCAGACACTTTTTTCATGTCTTGAGTGCGTCCAGGGAGGGAAGGTCCTTTACCTTTCTTTTGCAGCATCTTTGCAGCAGTTCTTCCTTCAACACCGCCAGCGTCTGCTCTATTCTGGAGTTTCTTATCTCTCTCGGAACCCTTCTTCGCGTTAGGGTTGATTTCAAAACTAGGCATCTCTAGAAAACACTTTTTTTCTATTTATCTTCGTTTAGATTTTTAGCTTGCTGCTTAAGCATCTTTGATAACTCTGCAGTAGATCCGAAGAACATTGCATTATTAGTCACATTTGTAGGACCCTTTTCATCGGCATCCAAGTCCTTCAACTTCTTCTGAAGATCAAGTAATTTGTCAGTTGCATCAGCAACGTTTTTAATTAACTGTCCGACGACTTCAAACTGTCTTGCTTGTCCACTGTCTTGGGCGAGTTCCAACGCAGTATCCAACGCCTCTTGTCCCTTCTCAATGATGGAATAGAGGTTACCTCTCGTGTATTCATAATCCTTAGTTACATCTTCAGATTCTGAAGGTTTTGTTATCTCCTTCTTCTCCTTCTCTGGTTTTACAATCTCCGCTTCCACGTCAAATGTATCGTTAAGATCCTTAAACTTGTCACTCATACAAATTACCCACTAAATCCAAAGTCATCACCAGCCTCGATTGCTGAATTGTCAGCACTGGTAATTAACATAACACCAGCACCCTCAACGTGCTCAACCGCTGTAGTTCTATACATTCCACGAGTAACTGTTAACTCACCACCATCCTTCTTTTTGACATACATTGTCTCATCATCAACAGTAATATAGGATCTTACTGGAATGTTTTGATCATCATTAATCTTAATCAAGTTACTAGCAGCAGATAAATCTTCTGCCAGGTTTGTAATAACATTTCCGTTGTATGCTTTTGTAGCAACAGGAGTTGTATATGTAATAGACCTTCTTGCTTCTGGACTTGGATCTCCAGCACCCAATCCAACAGAGACTCTGGAGATGATGTCCTTGCTGCTGTCTGGTACAGGACCAAACAGGAAAGTTTTAGCAGTAAACTTCAGAGTATATAACAATACTCTTCTAGATGTGTAATCTCCTTCATAATTGTCCTCGAAGGATACACTCTCTAATGTAATTGGAATATCTCTTTTTTCACCAATAGATTCAATCAGGTCAATTGTAAGATTGAAGTTTGGTTGGAAGTATGGTAAAATTTGCTCTACAATTTGCAAAGCATCGTCATTTAAAAGTGTCATAATGTTCAACTCAAATGCCATATTGTATGGCACGGGGAAGAACATCTTTTTAATATCAGATTTATTCGTTCTAGGTGCTACAGCATATGCTTGTGTAGTCGCCAACTTACGACTATTATCATATGACACTCCAGTGAACTCAAATGACATTCTTGGGAGACTAATCTGAATCGGTTTATTCAGATCAGGTTGCTGCTCTAATCTCGCTAAGAATTTTTGAGTGGGTCCATATGCAAGGGGGACTTTAATAATCTCATTACCATCCCTGTTGATTTCAATACCATTGAACAAAGTTCCAAACGCAATCACCGTCTTCCTAAAAATCTGGTGATAAAAATGATCAAACATGGTCTATCTCCTAAGGACTGCCAAATGGGTTAGATTCACTAAAGTCAAGAATCGCATCTGCTTCCTGCTCAATGGTAACGTTCTGTGCGTAACCATTTTCAGGAACGTTAAATTTATTTAGGTCAATATTTGCGTAAGCAGCACCACTTGCTTGACCTATAATAGATTCTCCACTCTGGAACTCACCAACAATGTCCTTCAATTTGAGTATTTGAGTTACAGCATTCCAAGAATTAACCCGTGCAGTTGCACTACTTGCAGAACCAACTACATCTTCATTTGTTAGATATGTACCGTAACCAACTGTATTCTGTGGTCCAGCAATTCTAATCTCTGGTACTCCTTCGTAATATCCACCAGCATCTTCGATCACCAGTTCTGTGATTGTTCCAAGACCAGATAGTCTTGCAGTAATCTTTGCATCAATAGTAGTGCTTGCAATACCAGGTGCAACAACAGTTACCGTTGGAATACCAATGTAACCACTACCACCACTTGTTATAGTTACAATTCCAACTACTTTATCGGCAATTTCTGCAATTGCATATGCACCAGACCCTTCACCTCCATGGAATACAACTCTTGGAGCAGCAGTGTATCCCATCCCAGGGTCTGCGATGGTAACTTTTTGTACCCTGAGATTATCTGGACTTGTATCACAAAGATCTATAATACCACCAATCATTGATGCAATACCAACTGCAGTTATACCACCAGATGGAGCAGAACTAATTGCAACTCTTGGAGCACTTGTATATCCATGTCCTCTTCTGCTTACAATAATTCTTCTTACACCACCATCTCTCAGGGATGTAATTGCAGTTGCGGTAGATCCAATACCAACCATATTAAAGGTTTGAATGTAACCCGCATCTTGAGTATTATCATCAATTTCAGAGATTCCAGTATCAATCTCTTCGTCATTGTATGCAAAGAGTTCTAATCTCAGCTCATAAACATAATTCTTTTGTAATTGCCAGAATGGTTTTTCATGCTCGACATACTTAATCTCAAATAGTCTATCACCAAGGGGGAAGTAAATTAAATCTCCTTCTTTTGGTCTAGAAGTTAATTTAGTCTTATCAATTACTGCTGCTTGTTGTTGAACAACAGATTCATACCTCTCTTTTGATATGATAATTGTTAAATCATCAACTTCTTGAACACCAAATTTAGACAGTAAAGTTCCAGCACCACTAAATCCATCATATGTATCTACATATGCCTCAAGAGGAATTGCTGCGGTAAACTCAGACCGAGACACTTCCTCCATAACAGTTTTTTCATTCTGGTAAATTCTTGGGAGATAATAGACCTCCACTCCGAACATCTTAAGTTGTTCGTTTACCAAATCCTGGACTAAATTTTGTTCCCCAGAAGAACCATGGAGAAAGAATGGATTTAACGCCATATTATTAACCGATCATGTCTAATGGTGGAAGTTCGTATGTAGAAGACATTTTGTCCATCAAAGCATTCAACTCACTCACACCATCGTCGTAAATTTGTCTGCCATTTAATTCTGTTCCACCAGGAAGTCTTACTCCTTGGAATTTAATTAAGTTCTGACCCCACTGCTTCTTGAGAGCAGCAGTAGTATACTTCTTGAGGAAAGAATCATTCCACACTCCAGGAGAATCATTTGGATCAAGAAGTCTATAACAATCAATGACTAAGATATCTCCAGGATCAAGGGACGACCAGTCCATGTCCATGTAAAGTCTATCTTGTCTTTGATTAAATCGTATTTGTTTTTGTGTTGTAAGTAAAAAGTCAATATCGGACAATTGTCTCTTAACCATAGAATATGTTAAGAGTTCAATGGAACTAAAGTGGTAAAGATCATTCAAGAACAACTGGTATTTGATATTAAACATTCCGCTGGAGAGACTGCTAGATCCCTCAAAATGGAACACTTTAGTAATACCAATAATTTGAGGTGGGACAGGAATAAAATTCTCAGTCTCATAAAAATTAAATGTAGTTGGTGTTCCGCCTACAGTTCCAGTTGCTTGAGTTGATGCAATACCAACTCCACCTACCTGTGCTCTTGCTCTATCAATATCTGCTTGAGTTACTTCATACTTCAAAAACGTTTGAACAACGCCATCAAAATGTCTCTCATAAAAGAATTGTAGAGAATCATCGATGATATCATCGATTTGCTCATCGGCAACATTGATCTCCAGCACAGGAGCACCTAGTTGCCTCTTTGCGTAGTCAATCAGTCCTTGTCTGCTTGCTGGAGTTGCCATTTACTTGTCCTTGTTTATTAATTGAATTAAGAGATCCTTGATTTCACTGACATCATTTTCTAATTTATCAAGTCTCTCTTTTTCCTTACTCTTCGCTCTTTTAAGATTTTTATATGTGTCATAACCTTTCTGGTCTCGATTCACAATCGCGTTTGAGTGTGAATCTCTGACCAGAAAACTATGACCCTCAACTTTAAGATACCTATTGTCCATATTATGCAAGTGCGATAACTCTGAGGTCTCTGATTCTTGGTGGATATGCCTGATTTGTAGAGGTTCCTACAAGTTTAATACTAAAGTATTTAAACTCTGGCAGATTATCAATACTAAATTCATAATCTTTGTAAATCAGATTTTGACTCTCAGATGCAAGTACATCTGTCTTAGGAACTCTCTTGTTAGGGAGACCACTACTCTCAGCAAAGTCCAGAATCTTACCATTTGTGTCAAGGTTATCATATCCAGGGAATGGATAATAAAGTGGTTCAAGTTCTGGAGAGTTACTAATCGAGTAGAAAGCTCTAATGTCATTGTAACTGTTGACATAACCTGCAAGAAGAACCTTGATAGAAGTTCCTGGATTTTCCAGTTCTACTGGTTTATTTGCGTAGATAAACGCAGTTGGATCTTCATTAAGGGACGCAGTTCTAGAGTCGTTCTTATAGTCCGTAATTGGAGCATTTACTCTGTTAGAGATAAGAACCATACCAACTCGGTCAAGGTCAATAACTGGAGATACATTGCTATTTGCTGTAGACAATGTAAATGTCAGTTCCATGGACTTATTGCCAGGGAGATTATCAAGTTGTGCGAGTTCATTAACTCTAGAAGCAATCATTCTAGGTTCGGTCAGATAAGTATCCTCATCAAGATTGATTGTAGTTTTTTGAGTCTCCTCAAACGAAATCTCATTACCATCAACACTAGTTGCAGTAATTCCCTTAAGTTCTGCAGAAATTGCTGTTCCTGGCAGAGTCATTGTTTGGACAATAGGTCTAACTGCTTCATATTGAATGTTCTGTGTAGCAAACATCAGTTCACCACCACTAGATTTGGCACTATTGATATAGAGTTTAGAAAGTCCAGAACCACTATTTCTATTAACACCATTGATAGCAGTATTAATTCTAATATAGTAGGAATCAAGAGTAATCGGTCTATTTACAAGAGCATCTTGTAAAGTATGGTTGGTATTGATTCTTCTTAGAGAGATACCATTATTTTCATACTTTTGAATAGAAGTCTTCAATGGATACGTGAAGGTTCTCGTATTATCAACACCTCTGGTGATTCCAGTCAGTTGTCCTGCCCCAACACCAGTGTAAGAGATAATTTCATCATCAAGTATTACATAACCAGGGTTAGTAGAAGCAACGGATACGTTCTCAAATGTCTCAAAACCAATAGTACTTGCAATACTAATTGATCCAGAGTCTGAGTTTGTATACTCAGCAGTAAGAGTTGTTGCCTTAAGATCACCCTTAACACCTTTAATATTTACGGTATTCAGGGTAGAGTGCATACCATGGTTCTTATGATTAACCTTGATGTGCAATCCATCTTCTGCAAGAGTTGCAAGCTCAAAATCACTGACATTAATGTCACCACCAGCAACAGCAACCATTGTTGTGATTCCTGTGCTTGGACTAATATACTGCAGTGGTTTAGCAACGTTAGTTTCAAATTCACCTTGAACGTTATCAATTATCAGTTCATTGATACCAGTTACATTACCAAGAGACAGTTGAAGATTTCTTCCTAACTGATCATTGCCGAAGCTACCAACTGTGAATACATCACCAACCTGATAACCAGATCCACCAGTATTGATAGTTGCAGCAATAGCGACACCATTTGTAGCACCTTGAGCACCGATTGTGATATCGGCAGTAGCATTTCTACCATTACCACTGAATGTAATTAGAGGTACGTTAGTAAAGGTGAATTGATTTCCATCAGATGGAGTGTAACCAATACCAGCATTGACAATTGTCAGAGCTCCTGTGGCAGATCCACCAGCACCAACATAGTCACCACTTACATTTGCATCCTTTTGAACAATAGTGTTACCAATTACAAAGTTTGATGTATCAATAATATCATTGGCAGTAACGATTACACGCTTAGATTCAAATTCAAGAGCATCCTTGGGAAGGTTTGCAATTTGCTGATTACCCCTGTCAAGTTCTGGATTAAAGAAGGAGACAGTAGCACTCTCATCAAATCCTGCAGTATAAAGATTCATCTTAAGGTCTTCATACTGAGAAGCGTTCCAAGTAGAACCATTCTGAGATTTGAACAGAGAACCGAGGTGTGGTTGTGCAGATACAAGAACTTGTCTAGACTCTGCTTGCAGCAGTGTGCTTACATCAACTTCACCCATTCTGGAGATCCAAACGGTGTACTCGTTGGACTGAGACAGAAGAACAACACAATGCTCTGTATTACCATTCAGATAAACTGGTGCTGGGAATACAATAGTTGTAGGAACTGTTGCATCAAAGGATTCTTCAACGTCGTCAGATTCAAGAATTACTTCACCAAATGGGTAAACTTCATTAGAAGGATATCCATTGACCATTGGTCTCAATTGTACTGTGACAGGTAGAAGTGGATCCTTCGTTCTGAAGAATACTTCAACCTCAGTTACAAATGCTCCTGGATCATCAACAATCGAGAATGATTGTGCCAAGGGGTCTTTACCTCTTCTACGCGGTGGTCTCGGTGGACGTGGCGGACGAGGTGGACGAGGGGGTCTTGGAGGTCTTGGAGGACGTGGTGGTGGCGCAGGACGTGGCCTTGGAGGATTAGGTCTCGGTGCCGAAGGTCTTGGCCTTGGTGGTGGTGGCGGTGGTGGTGGCGGTGGAGGAGGAGGTGGCAAGACTCTAACACTAGTCTGAGTACTGCTAGTTACTGCAGTTGTTACCTGTACATCAGTTGCAGGTCTTGATTCGGATGCTGCTACTCTCTCAAATCTTGGTTTTCTAGTAGATCTAATAGTCTCCTGAACATTGTTAAGAGTACCCGAAGCAAAGTATGCTTCTTCTCCACTTGTAGTGGTAAGACCACCAAGATTACTATTAACAGAACTACTGGTAAGTCTGAATACCTTTGTACCTACCTCAAAGGTTGGGTTTGTTGGATTATTTGGATTTGGAATGAAGAATGTGCCAATTACAGTTCCAATTCTATCGGTTACTAATTTAACATCAACAACTTCTGCTTCACCATTAGCACCTCTAAGGCGCATACCAGTTCTAACCCAACCACTATAACGCGACTGATTGCTCTCAGAGAGAGTTCTGGTGTCTACATTAAGAATGATGGAAGAACTTGAATAGCTCTGAGGAATTGTATAGTTCTCGTCATATGGACTGAGTGTATATACATCGGTAGGTGCATTAATTGGTCCATATTTGTGATTGGACTGAGCAACTCTGAATGAAATAGTTGGAGTACTATTTCCAACAGTAGGAGTTGCACTGGTTGGCATTGTACCAGTTACAGTCTCACCAACAGAGAATGATCCACTAATCATTCTAATTTCAAGTAGTTTTGGAACAATGAAGTTGTTTACATTAGTACCATCAAAGAATCCATAAACTCTAGTTCTTGGTTTAAACTTTCTACCTGTAAATTCAATGTTACGTGATCTCATAAATGCGATCACATCAGAACTTACAACTCTATCACCTTCATTGATGACCTCAGTCTGTTCAGAAACTCTAAGTCTTTCACCAGTTCTGTTTTCAGTACCAGTTCTAGTAGTAGTTGTAGTAGTTGTTGTTCTAAAGGTATTGGTGGTGGTAATTGTTCTACCACTTTGAGTTTGTCTGCTACCCGTTTGAACTCTATTGCTTGTGGATGTAGAAGAAGATCCAGTCCATGTTGCTGCCCAAGCACCCCAACGTACAGGTCCAAGACCTGATTGTGCATCATAACCAGCAAACTCAAGTTGTAATCTTGTTTGAGTGTAGTCATCTACATTGATTCTCTGTGGTGCCAATCTTACCTGGTCAATCCAGATATCTGAGGTTGGGAAGAGTTCAATATTACCAGTATAAGTTGTAACCAGATATGGAGTTACATTCTCAATTCTCGTTGCAAATGGGTTTTGAATTTCAAGACTATCAACATAGTTAATAGTAATTACCTGTCCAGTTCTTCTGTAGTTAGAACCCACAATGTCGGTTACAAATGCAGGACTTACATTTGGATTTGCTGTGGTTCCAATGCCAATTAGAGATCTAGAACCAATTAACATATCAACTTCAGTTGTGAAGTGAGAAGGTCTCAGTTCAGTATTAATTGGGTCAATAGAGTTGGTAATATTACCAGCTTTGAGTTGATTCCTGGTAGTTGTAAAATTGTCAACAAAAATACCAGACTTGAATCTAGTCAGACCACTTTCATCTGGAATGATTAATGCTTCGGTCTTTGCTTCGAGCAGAGACAAAGCAGTATAATATTCAAGATTTTTAATTCTGTCTTCCAGAAGTGCAATGTCTTGCATTCTGTATCTCTTGTGAGACTTCAAAGAAATGCTTACATTCTCTGCATTACAGATATATGGTGGAAGTTCCATTGTTGCCACTTCCAGAGCATTTTCAATTGGAAGTGGGGGAAGGGGAGACTCACTAGGAACACCCTTCAGCAGTTGGAATCCTCCGTCTGGATTAAAGTACAGTTTATCAATTCTAGGAAGATAGTGACCATAAGTTATGAGAATGGACTCATCAGAAGCAAGAATATTTTTAGCAGAGTTTGTTCCATCTTCAAAAGATCTTGAATTGAACTCAAAAGGAGATACAGAACTTGAATTAGAATCAAACTGCCTTACTCTTGGTCTAATATCAATAACATCGGTTAATCTTGTATCATCTCTGAGAATTGGAAGATCACAATAATCAAATTGATCATAAGAAGATACTGTTGTCAGATCTCCTTCAGTAGAATCAGTATATTCCGCAGATTCAAAAATAATTCTCAGTTGTCTTCTTGGTGCTTTAGCACTTGGTTTTCTAATCAGTCGAGAGTAATCTACAATAGTATCTCTATGACCAGAATCTAAGGTGAAGCGATTAAGAATGTTCTCATCACCCTCATCAAAGTCGTTAATTGTACCCGTAATACCTGTAGTTTCTGTAAGAACAGATTCTCCGATTTCAAAACGCAAGTCATTCAGATATACGATGCTTGCAGAAGCAGAATTCGGTCTCTCAATAAAAAGACCAATTGCACCACTAGTTTGACCAATAATTTCTTCACCAATAACAAAGTCTTCAGTTTTACCTGTTGGTCCATTTAGATTGAACAGGGAAATTGATGGAAGATTTGCAACCCCAGTATCATTTGCTTCAAATACACCATAAACCTTAATTACGTCTGGTTCAAGAAGGCAAATTTCTCTATCTTGAACTCTTAGACCATAACCATAAGATCCATAGGTAAGACCATCATTTAATGTGGTTGATCCAATACCAGATGAAGAAAGTTTAGATTTATTGACAATAATTGAGTTTGTCTTGATTGAGTTTTTAACTTTATTGGTTACATTAGTCTTGCTTAAAGTTGCAATTAAACGTCCAGAACCAGTAACATCAAGACCAAAAATTCTTAACTCTCTGCCACCATTTGTGTATCTGAATTTATCCGCAGTTAGGATTTCAAATCCACCTTGACTATTGATAAGAACATAACGCTCTTCATCATAGGGGAGGAATGTCTCATTCTCTCCTGCTTGAATGGTATTAGTTGCGTTAGCAGTAATTGTTACGTTAAACTCTCTCTTAATAGAGATTGTTGATTTTGTAAGGTCTACTGTGGAGACGAACTGTTTTGGCAGAGGAGTGTATAAAGTATTGTCGGTTGAGGATTGGAATCTTGATCCGAGGATCTTAAAATCTGAGGGATTAATGCTTGCGGTTGGCAAACCGCCGTCATTAATAAGTGGTACTGTAGTAATGCCAGAAATGATAATATTATTAGAATCAGTAATACTGTCAACTTTCGCATAAGTCTTAACCGATGTACTTCCAAGAAGACTATTAGTAAATGATACCAGATCTCCAATTTTTACAACATTAGTGAACAATTGCTCAGAAGATGTTACTGTAGAGATTCCTGGTGCAGATCCCGACTTAGGAGAAATAGTGATTCCACTAAATTCGGCTTTAGCATATTGCTTAACATCGCTGTTAAAGGTCTGACCAGCACCAACGCTACTGTACAGAGATTTTACATCAGCAACACTATATTCTGTAACTGCTGTTGAGATCCTTCCATCATCAACACCATTAAATACCAACTTCTCTCCCTTAAGGAAAGAACCCTTTGTCCCATAAGCGGTTACAATACCAGTAGTGCTATTAAAACGCAAGTGTGCTGTTGCACCACTAGACTTACCTTCAATATAAGTTGGTACATTCAGTGTAGTTGACTGATTAATGCTAATCTCAGTATATGGTTGGATATCATACAGAGTAATATCCCACTCATTAATATCAGATGCTACACTAGAATATGATCCAGATTCTAATGCATGGTCATATACGCGGGCAAGACCAATCTCTTTACCTGCAGGTGTTGTACTTGTGACACCAATTCTAGAATCTCTAAGACTAATAGTTGAAGAAGTACTGAATCCAATTCTAGGAGCACCGAAAGTTCTATTCAGTGTTAAAGTTGGACCAGTAAAATAATTAACTGCTTGGTCCTTTAATGTTTTGACAGTTCTAGTCTTTTCAAAATCCAGATAATGAACTGTTCCAGAATCTACTTCAAAACCACGAATAAATGCTTTACCTGGAGAGATCTTGTATGTACCAAGATCTTCGCTAGGAATATTATTGTTGTATGTTAATTGGTCTTTTGTAAAGATACCATTATTACCTTTACGATCATCAAGAGATTCTCTAGCATGAATAGAGAATGGTTTTACATAAAAGTCACCAGACTGATCGTAGGTTCTTCTTGCCAGCTCTTCTGCTAACTCATTATATTGTGTTCTATCTTGAATATGCTGTAAACTACCATCTCTGATGAGCATCAACTGAACAAAGTTTTCACTTTTATCAGACTCTAGTGGTTTCTTAGAAAGTACAGCACTAATTTTTAGTCTATCTGCACCAGGTGCAGCATAGTTATTAAATCCCTTTGCATTGTCAGTAAGGGTATTATCTTGTCCAGAAGAAATAACCTCTTCAAAAATCTCAAGACCAACTCTATAGGATGGGTCAGATTTATGTGCATCGAGAACAAGAGTCTGACCAGGAACCTTCACAAAAGTTCCACGCAGAAAGTATACACCTTCTGTTAAAAATACTGCAGAACCAATAGATGTTGAGTTGATTGGTGCAGTGTTTGCAAATCCTTGACCGCTCTGGAAGTTTACTACATCAGTTGAAAGATTATCTTCTAAAAGGAGAGTCTCATCATCATCAAAAGTATCTTTACCCTCATTACCAGCACCAACATAACTTACAAAGAACGTGTAATATCCACGTTCAGATGCTGCTGTTCCCTCATAAAAAACAATTTTTGCAAGTACATTAGAGTTTTGACCTCTAATATAGACGTTGACCAGCTCGTCAGCATAACTATCAATAGGAATACCGAGGTACTCTGGTTCAACTTCAACTGCAAAAAGTGTATTATTGTAGTTAATCTGACCAGGTATGACAATAGAACCCTCCTTGAATAAGTGGGTTCCGATTTGTTCAACTTGATCTTGAAGGACGGCTTGGAGTGACGTTAACTCCCTTGCTTGAACTGGCAGACCTGGCTTGAATAATACTCGGTAGTAATTCTTCGCTGGATCAAAGTCGTCAAAATAAGGAGATACGTTGAGATTAGTTTCTTGTGGCATAATCCTTTAGAATTGCAAAATAACTTTGATATCTTCTCTTTGGTTTACTGACCTAGTAATCGAGGGTCTATTATCTACGTAAAGTATTGTTCCAGAGTATTTTTCAACTTCTGGACTTGCTACACCCTTAATATAAGTCTGTCCCAGGTAGTATGTCTTATTATTTATGACGGTACTAATACCTGGATTGGTATCAGTTCCGAACCCTTCATCAATAAACAATTCCTTACTTCCACCTACAATCTTTAGAGAACCTCCAGTTTGAAGAGTGGATGTAAAATTGTTTTGAGAGAATCCATACTCTGGATTACTTCTCTGAGTACCATCAGTGTTAAATCCAACAAGAGATCTATCTTGCCAGTATCTTAAAACGCCTGTTTGTGCGTTATATGAGATAACTCTACCTACAGCAGTAACACCAGTTCCTACAGTTTGGGTGATAACGGTATTTGGTTCAAATGTAGTTGTTTTAAAGTCATCTTGATTTGGTGCTTGACCTTTTAACACCAATCCATAAAGACCACTTGCTCTATCATCAGTCAAAATTGTATTGGATTGGAATCCTTTTGGATTTTCTACAATACCAATTCTTGCAACAGCTGCTCCAGTAACAAAGTCTGGATTTTGCTCATCATTCTCAATTCTGGAGTAAATCAGAACGTTAGTGGACCCAAGTTCCGAATAAACGTCAGCTCCGTGACCACCTGGAGGTGGAATAATAACATCAAAAGTTGGTGTTGTTGATCCAGTAGGAACATTACCTCCAACCAAGTCAACACTTCCGTAAGTGTATCCACTACCACCATTAGATACGGTAATTGACTCTACTTTTGAGTCATTGTTAACAACAATCGTACACTCTGCACCAGTTCCATCTCCTCTGATAGGAACTCTAGAGTATGTGATATTTGGAGGTCCAACAAGGAATCCTCTGTTTGTAATAGTGACAGTCTTTAACTGTCCACTAGTAATTGCATTATTTCTAACTGTTTGATAGACTGCATTAGTCTCCCAATCAACAGGGAGTGGAATAAAATTCAAAGAGTCAAATTTAATAACATCACTAGGACTAATAGTATAAAGATATTTCCAAATATAACCATCACCACTAGTACCTGCAGCTCTTGGTTCTAGGTCAGTAAAGAGAGGTTCGTCCAAAGAAGGTCTGCCGTTTGGGTTCTCTGGGTCAATACCATTGTTAAGGCAGATGTAAACACGGAACTCACTGTTTACAACATAATAGTTAGACGCATACAAACTTGTTTTGTTTGATGGCTTAGATAAATTATTACGATTTACATCATGACGATACATGTCATAGATGGTTGCGGACGCCCACCCAATCTTTCTAACAACTGGTCGAATATCATCAGCAGATATCTTCTTGAGAGCGAGCATCGTATCATAATACGTGTTCGCATCATCGAAGCAGTCTCTGGGAGAGGGTGGGGAAGTATCCCACGACGCCGCAACTTCAGAGGCATTAGGGAGACCGATGAACGTGTAATACGATCTATTGGCGTCCCTAATTTTCTCAATAAAGTTCCTAGCGTTGTTTACTCTCAATAAGTCAGTTATAATTGCTGCCATTTGTTGAAAGAACTTTTTCTATGATCTATTTATTAGGAAATATAACCAAGATATTTCAGTGGATTTTTGCGTCTTAATATTGGATTAGTTCCAATACCAGCTTGCAGTCCATTATGACCTATGGTCCAGTTTCTAGGTCCAATTCTTACTGGAAGACCAACTTTACCCCATGTGTAGCATCCATAAAGTGCTGTTGTAGCAACACCAACTACATTATTTGATCCAGCACTTTGTAGAGCAACAACAACAGAAGTTACTGTTGTTCCAAATCCAACAGTGGTTCCGAGTCCATTAATACCTGCAGGAATTATGGATTGCTTCGTATAGTAATCAATACATTCATAAGTCATATCTCCATGAAGTGTAGAGATACCAATTATAGATCCATCAGCACTGAGGGAAGTTTGAGCAGCACTTACAAAGTTAGTTTTAGTTAAGTTGAACAAGTCTCCTGTAGTGATTCCTGGTAAAGTAACATTAACTCCACTTCTAAGATCAGAATCCATCGGTATGTATAGGTCAAAGACTACACCCATACTTGTTCCAGCACCAATTACTGTTGTACCAACACCAACTACTAGTCCATAATCACCTTCATAACTAACAAATCTGGATTCTTCAAGACTTCTCTTTGGCGGTGCAATGAGAACAGATGGTGGTTCAATACTAGCAACAGTAAATTTAATCGGAGCAGCAAGTGCCCACTTTCTTGAAGTTGTCGCAAGACCTACATTATCAAAGGTATCAACAAACAATTTATCTCCAACTTGATAATTTGCTCCACCCTCAAGCACACTAATAGATGCTACGGAGAAGTTAAGTGTACTAATTTCAATGTCAGCAATTGCACCAAAACCAATTCCAGTTTCACTCTTTAATCTTGCTCCCCTGAATACATTATTTGGAGCACTAATTGGTGGGAACCCTGTGCCTTGAGAGAACACTGTCATAGATGACATTGGTCCATAGAAGTAATTCGTTCCACCAACACTAACTGTTGCAGAAGTTACAGTTCCTCCAGCACCAATAGTAACACTACCAACAGCCTGTGTTCCGTCACCATATGGTTTGGCAATTGTCACCTCGGGAGCAGTAGTATACCCATATCCAATATTTGTAATCAAGAGATTGGCAATAGATCCACCAGTACCAACTACAGCAGATGCAGTTGCACCTTCTAGTCTATCTTGAGATACAATTTCAATCTCTGCTCGTTCAGTTGCAGATATACCTTCAAAAGGATTATCAAATAGTGGTCTAACATCATAGACATACACAGAACTATCTGCTACACCAACATTGCTAATAATATTTGTGTTTGGATTAATTACTGGTTCATAGTAAACTCTATCCTTACCAATATAAACATTATCAATAATTTTATCTACTTTTTGCTTAGACCATGACAGTGGTCTTTCAAAGAGTTCATTCAAAGTCACACCTTGACCCGCATAGTTATTAGTAATAACCTTATCCGCTGCCTTAATATCCATTACAAGTCTTGGATCTTGAATGAATGTAGTATCTTGGTTACTGTAAAGTTGAATCTCATCACCAACTTCAACAGATGGTAGAACATCTACAGTACGAACGTCAATGCTTTGTGTACCTGTGTACATAAAGATTTTTGCTCTATCACCCTCTGTTGTGAATCCAGTAACACCACCTTTAGGTGCTTCTGTAAATCTGATGGTGCTACCACCAGTGAACTGATAACCTTCTCCAGGTGTTTGCAGGATATCATTGACAAATACCAACAGGTTAGACTGAAGATTAATACCAGAGTTTGATCTAGCGAAGAACGAGATACTTTCGCCGTTAACAGATAGTGGGAACAGTCTTCTTTGCCCATTGAAGAATTGCTCAATCTCATCAAGAACAATAAATTCACCAACGTTCCATCCAGAGAACTTAGATTGGAATACGCGATCAACAGTTAATTCAAATTCTCTGTAAGAACCAACACCAACAAATGTATGTTGATATCTAAGACCCTCGGGAGATGGTCCAGCAAATACAGTGATGCTATCAGCAGTATATGAAGTAATACCTACAGACTTACCATAGATATTTGTATCTTTGTTTGGTCTTGGATATGCCTCAATTGTGCTATAACCGTCAAGTGAACACTTGAACAGAAGAGACTCATTGGCAAGTCTGATTGTATTTGCTGTTGTTAAATTGTGTGGTCCAATAGTAAGAACTGAGAATCCAGTGTCAGGATCATATGTAGCGTCAGTAACTGGATACTTAACGAGAGTTGTAATACCAACAAACAGAGTGATAGTATTTGCAGTTGTAGTTGTGATTCCAGTTACAATACCAGCAATTGGGTCAGTTGGTTTCGGATAGTAAAGGACAGATTGATTACCATCACTACCGCAGGTAAATGCAATTGTACTGGTTCCAATACCAACAGTGTTTGATGTTGTATAAGAGTGTCCTGGGATCGTTAAGACCAATTCTCCAGTAGAACCAGAGTATGTTGCACCAGTTGGAGTAGTTGTACCAATACCCGTTACTGTTACACTTCCCTCTTCCGCACTTACAAATGTATGTGGATAATCACCACCAGCAACAACTGGTAGAATTGCATTAGAGGTCTTCGCTGCGAAGGTTTGAATTCCTGTAGTTCCACCAATGGCAACTGTCAACTTTTCACCAGATCCATAACCATATCCAAAGTTGTTAACTTCAAAGTTGAGCATTGTGCTATCTAAACTTGGAACAAGATCAACAGTTGCTCCAGTTCCAAATCCAGTGTTGCCTTCAGCATAAATCAGAGGTACGTTGAAGTATGGTAATGGTTGATCAATTACCACATCAACAGGAACTCTTACCTCTCCACATCTCTTATATGCATGAGTGTATGGAGATGGGCCAGAGTTTATGATGAAGGAGAACTCATCAATTACCTTAACAATAGACGTGCCATTAGTTGCAGGGTCTTGTCCCGATGGGGAGTTATTAATTGGTCTAGGAGCAAGAATAATCTCCTCAACAATACCACCAGAAGTATAGAAAGATTCAGCAGTGCTTACGCCAACATTGATTTCAAATTCATCAATACTATTGATTCTAGTAACTTGTGTTCCGCAATATGTTGGGTCACTTACTCTTGGGTGAGTAAGAATTCCTACTCCTCCATCATAAGAGCATGTGAATGCAAGACCAGTAAGTGCAACGTCAGTACCAACCTTGAGTTTATGACCAAAGGTAAGAGATCCTCCACTAAGGTAATTATGAGGGATCGTAGAAATTCCTACATTAAATGTAAGTTGATTCCAATTTGGTGCAGAAGTTACAATAAAGGTGTCTCCGAGAGGAGAGTTCTGTGCATTTCCTGGGAAGATATTTGTTGTAATACCAGTTTGAACAACACCACCTGATACATATGCATGAGAGATAGAAGATACGCCAACATTTACAGTAAAGGAAGTTGTTGTTCCGACACTATTAACATTAAAGAAGTATCCTTGAGATCCATCAGGGAACTTAGTGGTTGTAAGACCAGCAGTTACTTGTCCAGCATCATTCTCAACATAAGTATGTGGAATAGTAGATACACCAACATTTAATTCAAATTGATCAGATGCAATTACATTAGTAACTGTAAATGTATTGCCTTGAGTTCCATCTGGGAAGATCGTGGTTGTGATACCAGATCCTCCTGGACAAGAGAACTCAAGATTGTCAAGTCTAATATCACTACCAATTCCTATAATGCCAGTAATAGGATCAGAAGTAGTAATTGTAGACAGGCCAGTAACATTGTCATACTTGAACTGTGTGATAGTAAATGTTTGACCATAACCTGTAGGACCTCCAACATTACAGCTAAAGATGAGTTCTCTCATCTTAAAGTCATCAGATGCACTAAGACCGTGATCTGCAGTAGTGAATACTGTCGCCAATCCAGTTGTATTATCATACTGGAAATCATAAACTGCAATTGTATTGCCATATCCAACACAAGAAAGTGCAAGACCAGCAAGACTAAAACTTCTTCCGATCGCAGTCATTGGAACAATCTTCATTGGTTCCAATGTTGTTACTGTTGCAAGACCAGTGGTGTTATCATAAGTAAAGTCAGTTACTGTAAATGTTGACACTCCAGTGGTAACTGTCATAATACCAGTTGTAGTGTCATACAGAGCGTTTGTAACGTCTACTGGTGGGTAATAGTCACATGTAAACGCTGCACCGACAATTTGAACTTCACTTCCCAACTGTAAGTTGTGAGGTGTAGTTGTTGTAACTGTAGTAACACCAGTTACTGAACTATATCCAATATTAGCAACTTCTCTAGGGGCATAGAAGACCTTAGAGTTTGTAATTGCAACTCCAACTACATGTCCATCAACAACAGTAGCAACACCAACTGGAGTAATATTAGCAGGACCATAACTTGCTGTTTGAATACCAACAGACACTGTTTGCAGACCAGATCTATATCCAGATCCAGTATTACCAATTGAGATACTGGTAATTGTTCCTGCTGCAGAAACAAGAGCGGTTGCACCTGCACCAACTAAAGGTTGGAAACCGTAACCTTCTTTTGATTCAACGCTAACAATAACTCCACCCTTAGGAAGTTTGTTCACATTGATATCATTATGATTTGATGGATCAGTAACTTGACCATTAAAACCAAGTTGTAGTGCTCCACCACCTGCTTCTAACTTATAATCACCTTCAATATTTGTAAGAACATTACCAAGTCTTTGAGGACCTTGGAATATATCATCGATCAAGATGATGGTATTCTCTGCAGTAACATTATCAATATCTGCTCCCTCATACTTCAAAGTAAACGATGTAGTGATACCATTAAACTGATCAGATATATCATCATAGATATAGTTGTTATCGTATGCTGGTAAGAAGCTTGTGGTAAATGCCTGATTAAGTGCAGATCTCAGGAAGATACGACCACTAAATCTAGAACTTGTTGTTAATCCAGAATAATCAACATCACCAGCATCTTGTGCTGTAGTTCCTAAACCAACAGGAAGATTTCCCCATGGACCTTCGATAAAGTGAATAGTATTGCGAACAACAGCATAGTTACCAGATTGTTTTGTCATTACATCAGAGGAACTATGAGATGCTTCAACAGATCCCATCCACCCTCTTCTGACTGTTAAAGTATTATTTGTATTATCAGATGCAGCAATGAGCATTACTTCATCATTAACTCTAAGGATGTCTCCTCCGAAGATAGAGGTAATTCCTACAACGTCAATAACGGTGCTTCCAATACCAACATTTGCAGTCAACGCAGTTGTTACTGCAGTTCCAACCATTGGTGATTGAATTGTTCCATTAATAGTAACAAGGAGTCTGTTATTGGGTTCAATTGCCCTAAAGATGTGTGTAGAACCAATACCAACTCCAGTCAATCCAACACCAATTGGATTAAACAGAAGTGCATTAGTTGCAGAAGTTGCAACTCTAACCTTCTGATTATCTTGTTTAATAATAAAGAACTGGGAAGGAAGGAAAGTTGTTGTACCAATTCCAACACCAAAGTCAGTTTCTTGAATTTGAATAGCATTTGCTCTATTATTGTCTGGGGGAATGTACTGAATAAGTTCACCACTTACAAAATAGTGGTTTAGAACGTTAATAGTTCCCTCACCAACACTGATGTTTGCAGCATCGCTTCCATTAAATTCAATTTCAAAAATAGGATTTCTATCTGTAAATAATTCAAATCCTCTTTGAACTCCATTAAATTGATCACTGAAGTCATCAATAGTAAGAACTCTGTTACCAATGAATTCTTGATATTTTGCAAGGAACGGTAAATTAAATAGGACTTCATTTGACACCAGTGTCCCACTAACATCAATACTCTTTTCTCTAGCAATGTCAAAGTCTTTTACAGTATTGATATCAACAATATTTGTAAGATCGGAGATAGCAACAACAGTATTAAGATCTTGTGCGGTTTGAATGCCAGATATTGTTGGATCATAAGAATCAATGATAAGTTCACTAAACTTCTTAAATCCTGCAGTATGATTAAGATTACTTACAATTGGATTCCACTTTTCATAGCTGATAGAAGATCTAACAGAATATGAGAAGTATTGATAATAATCATTATCATGCATTCTTTGGAAGAACTGATTTAATTTACCAGTATCTTTTAACCAACCCTTTTTAGTAATACTATTCGATCCAATCTTGTATTTGGAACTAATACCATCAACAGAAGATATTAAACCTTTATTCTGAGAGGATTGACCAATAATCAAATCATTTTGAGAGAATGGAACTTTAGATCTTACTCTAAGGTACTCATTTCTTAGATCATAAGATTGAACAACACCAACATTATCGTCTTGAGCAATAATAACCTCACCTGCTCTAAACGAATCTTTTTCCAATTCAATATCGAATTGTGGGAAGTAAGATTCTGGTGTTACAGTACCAAAAGAATCAAAACTATCAAAATTACCTGGTTGTTCTCCAGCTTTTAAGTAGTCTGCTAAATTATAAGTGATTGTTGGGTTGTCTCCAAGTAAATCTGGATCTACTGCAGTTAAGGTAAACAAAGTATACTCATAATCTGCAGAATTGAATCCTTTAGGATTAGATACTGTTGTGTCTGTATTAGTGTTCTCAACAATTACCTTATCACCAACTTTAAATGGATAGTCTTGGGAACTACTGAAAGTAACAGCAAATCCAATGACTACATCCTTTGTACTACTGTCAAAAGAAATGCTTTGAATTCTAACTCCATTTGGATTGTTAATTGGGAGAATTTTTGGAGTTACATTATAAAGACCCGTAGTATTTCTTACGATTGTTACTTCTGTATCTCCAATATTATAGTCAAGAGAAACTTCTGAGTTAACTCTTCCAGTAAATCCATCAAGAACTACCAGTTGTGGTGGAATAAAATAATTTACACCTGGATTATTGATCTTAATGGTATCAAACTTAGATAGAGGTTCAATTTTATAAGTATAGGGGAACTGTGCGATAGGACGCAAAGTTTTATCTGGTGGATAATCAAATCCAATATCGGTAAGAACAACAGAATCTGCTTTACCTATACGTGTACTTGATGGTAAGAAAATTGCACCAGTTCCACCAGCACTAACTACTTTACTAACATTAGGAAGTGATCTGTAACCACGTCCAGCAGAATCTAATTGAACTTTATTGACGGGTCCAATAGCAGTTAATGAAGTAGTAGAGTATTTTATATTTGCTTCATTGTCTGGATAGAATTCTCTTTCTGGAGTATCTCTAAGTGTGTAATTAAAACTTGTAGAAGTAACACCAGTGATACGAGTAGTTAAATTGTAACCACTATCAATGATTGATAATTTATTTGAGTTTCTAATGTTGAATCTATCATTGATGATTCCCAACTTATCAATAGATGCGCCATTATACTCAATGGGAACTAAATTATAGAACAGATTGGTAGGAACACTATCATCAATAATTAATTCTAGTTTTGCATTAGGATCTCCAACAACACCTGATGTTTTTACACTAAATGCATTGGTCTCTGGTGCATCATCTCCAAGGAAGTCAAATTCTTTCTGTATTTTTTCTGCAAAGAAAAATTCATCAGTGAGTTCTTCATCAGTGTACAGGTAGAAATTGAATGCTGGCAATGAGTTAGCAACAAGTGTTTGATCCGACAGATCAAATACAATAGTAGAATCTCTGACTCCAGTTATCTCTGGATTTACAGAACTCAGTTTACCAAAAGATTGAGTTTCAATATTAATAATCTCAACATTCTCATTAGATGAAATTACTTCATAATAATAATTTGATAGTGAAATAGTATCATCATCAAGTTTAATTACATAATAAAGGGCAGAGTTTGTTAAACCTACTGGAGCGGAAGATGAGTTGAAAATAACTTTCTCACCATTTCTAAACCCATGATTTGGAATAGTAATACTATTTCTATTAATATCAACGTCAGAATCAATAAAATTCCTTGGATTGACAAGCATACGACGATTGACATCATCGTATGTAATTCTGAAAGACGTTTGAATACCAGAAGTTACATTAATAGAAACTCCATCTCCATCACCCAAATTATGTGCTAGTTTGGTCGTAACAGTTGCTGTTTTTTTGTAAACATCACCAACAATAGTTAATTCATTATTTGTTGTAAAACTATGAATTTCACCACCACCATAATCGGATAGTGAGAATAGTTTTAATGGTTCCGTTCCAACACCAACAAATCCTCCAGTAGATCCAACACCAACTTTCATGGTAGATATACCAATAAAGTTATCATCGTATGCTGCAATATAAAGTTTGTCGTCGTTTTCTAATGGGAATGTGGTTGCTGCAATACTGACGCTAACTCCAGTTCCACCAGCACCTACATTGTAAGTAAGAAAATCATTGGTTTTGAATCCGTGCTCTGGGAGGAAGAACGTATTTAATCTTGGGTTAACAATAGACTCTTGGGAAAGTCCTGGATTACTAATGTAAAGGAGACCAGACTTATTCTGATTTCTAGTTAAAGCAGAACCTTGGGTACTATAATATGTGCTTCTAAGAACACCTTGCTCTACTTGAGCACCCCAAACATATATTGTTGATGTAATATTTGTTACAAGACCCTGAGATCCAAAAGTACCAATCTTAAATCTGTGTTGACCAGCACTTGTAAATGCTTGGAATGAGAATCTCTGCCATTTCTTTGTCAGAGTGACTTTTGAATTATGGTACGTAAGACCATCCTCAAGTATCAGATAAACCTCCTCTCCTCCAATGTCACCTCTTAAGAATACAGATGCAACATAATCATCAGCAGAAAGACCTACAGATTCATACTGAAGTCCAAATGCATCAGAACTACCTGTAGTTGAACCAAAAGAAACTTTAGCTGCCTCTGTTGTTCCGTCTGGTGCAGCAGAATCGTAGTAATTGATAGTTCCTGTACCAATACCTGCAGTATAGTAATTCCACTGAGTACTAATACCACTGGGAACAGGATCGGAATAAAGAAGAAGGTTTTCTGCAGAGATAATAACTGATTCTACTGGATCAAAGTAGTATGTTTTATCTAAACGATACTCTGTAGATGTGGAGAATCCAGTATTTACCGTTAACTTTCTAGTTTGCTCAATAATTTCAGCACCACTGGTGTGAATACCACTAGTGCCGTTAATTGATCGCTGAACTCTTATTCTTCCATCATCTTGGAAAACATTTAGAACTCTAACTAATTCAGAATCAATTTGATATATGTCATTATTCGATAGTGTGGGGAAAGACATATTACCCGACACATTAAAGAAGGTAACGATACCAGTAGCAGCTGCATCACCGATAGTGTTTGTTAATACTAATGTATTAGTAGTAATTCCAATTGGATAAGAACTACTAAATTGAGTTGATAATATATTAAGATTTTGAATAGAGACTATATCGCCATCTTTGTATCCATGTGCTGTACTACCAAATCCAACATACCTACCATCTTGTTTAAATGGTGTAAATTGAACATTGTTCAGAACAAATTGATTATACTGAATGTTCTGAACACTCTTTCCTTCAATTTCAGTGATTCTTGCATATGCACCAGATCCACCACTGCCTTGGTTATCAAAGAAGATTTGGTCAGCAAGAGAATAGTTATCTCCAGGAGACACAATATTCAATCTGCTCAGTTCTCCTGGACTGGTAGTCTCAATTTCAGTGAATCCCTCAGAGAAATCATCGGGTTGTAAGAATCCAGAATACTTAGTGTAGTTATTAAGGAGACCTAAATGACCAGTATATCTAACCCAACCACTTTCGTTAATATTATAGAATAATGTATTTGATAACCTTTCAAAATTGTAACTAATTGGTTTTGATTTATATGAGTCTCCAATAATATATGGGAATAGTGGTTTTTTATATCCATTTAATGGACCACTAGATTCTGGTGTTGAGTTGATAGTTGCGAAGTAAGCATAGATTCCATTTGGAAACTCTGGAGTTTTGCAATATCTTCCGTTGTGAATGTCTAAATCACCATCACCAACATATGAATAATCTTCTAAGAAAATACCTGCTGGGAACTGTGCAGTTCCTGGTCTATTTGCTTTAAGTTGAAGACTGTAACTAGTCTGTAAACGCTTAACTGCGCCACCCTCTTTATCTGCATATCCATATGGACCATAAATTGGATGACCATCATATGCCCAACCAATAATTGGAGAGTGATACAGGACAGAATTGGTGTCATTTTCAATATCATCTCTGTAAATAGGATTTCCATCAATATCAATTGATGTTGCAAGAACCTTACGTCTGAATTCTCTACCAGCATATCCATGAACATACTGAAGACCTTTTTCTACACTTAAAGCTGATGTAATAATTCCATCATCAGGATTTAGTTTTTCTGATTGAATAATTTTTTCAATATAGTTAACAGACCATGATGTAATATTTGCTCTAAATTGTGCTCCAGATCCTGTTGGAACAACTTGTACAACAGTATCTACCTGCTTATACCCAAATCCACCATCAATAATTCTAACTTCTGTTATAACTCCATTTTCAATGATAGGTGTTAAGATTGCACCATCACCAGCTCCAATAGTTCTAATTTCTGGTGGAGAATTGTATCCAGAACCACCAAAGTTGACAATAATACCAATAATTATCCCTGCAGAAGATACAATTGCACTTAATTGTGCTCCACTGCCACTAGATAATGTAATATTTGGTTGTCTGTTGTAATTTATTACATTTTCGTCGCCATATCCATTACCACGGTTCTTAAGGGATATTGATGTAATATCTCCAGTAAATACAGGTTCAATTTTTGCAAAAAAGTCTTGGCCAGATGTTGTTGTGATTCCAATAGGTGCTTCAAGAGAGACTGTGATTGGTCTATAAGAAATATTATGAATACCTGTTCCACCGTCAGTGAAATCTACAAATCTTCTGTTAATATAATTGTAATCCGAAGGCAATGTGCTACCAACACCTACAGGTCTATACTCTGCGACTCTAAATGAATCTTTGTCAACAACACTTACGTAATATTCTGATGTAGAATTAAGACCTACAGGTAAAGTTCCCTCGCTATTAAATCTAATTATCTCTCTATTGTTATATCCATGATTTGGATACTCAATCTTATTATCATAGTTATTTACATGATCCTCTTCAAAGAATAATGTTTTATTTGTATATCCTTCTCCTGGATTTACAATTTCAACAGAACTAACGACATTTTTCTTATCGAATGCAATTATTTTTTGAAGACCATCACCATAAGATGTAAAATTAACGGTATTTAAACCAACAATAGCATCTTCTAAAGTGTTATGAAGTCTAATTGTAGTTGGACTGATTTTTTTAACAAAGTAAATATTATCATCAACTAATCCACCAACAGCATCTTGATCTTGTCGAGAATATAGAACTTTTTCTAAATCGCGGAATCTATGATCAGTGGAAAAACCAATAGTATTGTCAGCAAGATTCAAATTATTGTACAAACTACCAGCATTAAATGATACTGAATGTACTACTTTTGAAATATTACATTTTGCCTCTGCAGAATTACCATTACCACCAGAGATGGTAACTTTTGGTTCCTCAACATAATCAAAACCCTTATCAATTATGTTGATCCTACTTAAGGATCCTTTAACATTAACAACTGCCTCAGCACCAGTTCCAAATGTTGTATTACCAATTCCAATATTATCATCAATAGTAATAATTGGTGGATTAATTACATCATAATTACTATCTCCTGGTGCAGAAACATTAATAGACTTAATTGGACCATAGTAAACAGTATCTGATGATTTATAGTTAATAATTTCAACACCGTTGACTAACATTCCAATATTTCCTGGAACTGTTATTGCCTCTTCTGGATCATCTGCGGGTTTTGGTGGAGAGAACTTTCTAATAACATCCTGTGGTTGAAGAGTTTGATTTTGGAATCGCAATAACTCAAATTTATTGTTAAAAACTGTTCCAAAAACTTTAACAAAAATTCCACTTCTAATATTAGATCTAGAAGTTGCTAATCTAATTGTAGAGGAATTTACCTTAAATACAAAATACTGTCCTTCAAGAATATCTAATCCAATATTATTGTTATACGAGTAATTAATTGCATCTCCTGTAGTAAATGCGTTTGCACCAATCGTTATATCTTCACCATCAAATTGACCACTAAAAGTAACCGATAAATCTTCTACTGTAATTGGTGTATTGTAGTAATCTGGTAGAGAAGAAGCTACAACATAAGTATCTTCATCATCAACATATACATTCTGCACATTGGCAGACATAATATTCAATTGTGGGTTACTTATAGATTCGGTTTTAGATACACCCTTTCTAATAGTATACTTTACCTGAGTTGTATTGATAACTGTAGTTAAGTTTATATCAAACTCATACTCATCAGAAACTGCAATTACAAAGATATCATACTGGTTACCATCACTACCAGTAACAGTTCCAATATCACCTAAAGTAAAGATATGTGGATCAAATGTCTTAACTCTATACTGAGCAGCACCATTTAATTTAAGTGCAACCTGTGTCAGTTCCGAAATCTCATATTCTGGAGTAGAGTTAATTATCCAACTCTTTGTTCTATAATCATCACTATTTGTTCCTAAAGAAACAATCTCAATTTGATCTCCTGATTGATAATAGTATGAATCTTCTCTATTAAATTCAAGATCACCAAGAACTCCAGTGACTTTTACTCTAATCTCATCACCTTCAACAGTGGCGTAAGCGTAATCTGGAGTTGTAATATTTTGATTGAGACTCAATGCAACTGGAGAAGATAATCCAAAGAATTGAGTAGAACTTTTAGATCCATACTCAATTTGATATTCTACTTCATTGTCAAAAATGACAAGAGTTCCTTCATTATCAAAACTAAGAGTTGAATCTACGTCAATATAAGTTTGACCAATAGAAACTGGATTTGTTACTCTTGTTTTCGGGTGTACTGTAAATACAAAAGTCTCTAATTCTGGGTTATAATCTAAACTAAGTCTGTAATATTCTTCACCATCTCTAAAAATCTTCTCAACGTCGGTGATTGTACCCGCTGCTTTTTGAATTTTATCAGTTGGATCTTGATAAAGAGTTCTGTTTACTAATTCTTCTGGATCACCAATAAGTCTCTCTACAACCAGGTCTCTGGTGATTCTATAATCAGCATCAGATGGTTGAATAAGGAAGTCTCTAGGTTTGATAACATCAACATCAACACCATATAATAACTTAAATAAAACTTCAAACGAAGAGTTTGCACCTTTTGCTGCATAAAAGTCCTTTATTCTTGCAACAGCAACTTTTTCATTAATTGCCTCAAAGAATTGAATGTCATCAAATCCAGGAGCATACTGTCTCTTATACTTTCGGTATAACTCTGTTAAAAATAATGCATTCAAATTGAATACATCTACACCACTACTATGAATACCAACTAAACTCCTCTCAAAGTCAGGAGGGATTGATTCTGATGAATAATATGAAGTAATTCCAGAGAACCCTCTAGAACAACCATTAAAACTAGTAGGTGTTTTAGATTTATAGTGAATCAGCTCACTATTAATTTTAATTAGACCATTTTTTTCTGGAAATCCGTAAGTATCAGTTACCCTAACAATATCAGTACTATATCCAACAGATTCTGTTGAATCTGTTTTATATACGAGTTCTGCTAACTGCTCAAGTGCAGTATAATTATCAATATTATTGACAATATCAAGTGGACCACCAGGATCTTCAAGAGTTCTATAGTAATCTACTAAAAACTCAACGAATTCTGGATACTGATCTCTAACGTACTGAGGAACTTGGTCCTGAACGAGATTCTTGATTTGAACTCTATTTTGCATATCTTTATAACCTTACGTATGCGCCGTTTAAGTAGCTAGATGATACTATGTATTGAGATCCTGAGAGGTCTGCTCCAGAAGAGATAACATCAGAGACCATTGTTACTTCCGAAGTAGTTGTATCGAGTTGTAGATACAAATCTTGGAGACCAATGATGTCATTTGATCTTGGAATTATGGATACTTCCATAATATTGTCGCCAAACTTCAATTTCGATGTATTTGTAAAGTTAAGGGCATTCAACTTAATTTCACCCTTTTCATAATCAATAATTCCAACGTTTTGCCTGACAATGATGGGTTGCGAAGAAGCATTTAACTTAAATGCAAATACATTTCCAGTCATTCCATCTGAACTTGGAGTATCGCTAAAGTAAACTGTTCCAGTTATACCTTCAATTTGAACTCCACTGGTTTTGAAGTTGTATCCAGTTTGGTTCTTAATGTGTATTTTGTTGCCGAAGCAAATTTCATTCTCACTAAACACATTTAATGTAAGTTTTACATCTCTTCTAATTGCAATGGAGGTGATGTTAGAAGTAATTGCAACAGATGTGTCGTCAATTAGTTTCAAGAACTTACTATATCTAAACCTTGAACCGTATCTATTTAACTCATCAGAAGCAGCGTACTTTTCGAGATTTTTAGATACTGCAGATTTAATTCCTTCAGCATTACCAAGGTTCTGGTTATAATAAACGTTGGTATAATATTCAATATACAGATATTTGAGATCGATAAATTCTGGAATAATTCCTGCTACGGCATATCTTCTCAGAAGAGTTTTAATATTATCTTTAACAATGTTAGGTAAATATGAACCATTTTGTGGTTTTACCGTGATGAAGACTTTGCCATATTTTGGTGGAGTTAATTCCTCTCCACCAAACACAGATACTGACTCTGCTTCTGGATATATTTGAGGAATTAGTGCTTCATAGTCATTAGCAGTAACTGCTCTGTTTTGTGATGCATATACCCTAGGAGCAAGCTTCTTAACTGACTCCACACTCTCTATAGGAGCGCCGTATGCGGTGCTCTGGATCGTCTCTACGAGGGGTGAAGTGATCTTTATGGGTGATCCATTGTTATCGATAAATCTACCAGTAAATGAGAACTTATTAATGCCGTTTGCACGCTCACCATTAGTAACAATATAGGTTACTACGATGTAATTACCATTTTGAAGCTTACTGCCAAAACTACCATCACCAAAGACCAGTTCATATCTAGAATCAGCAATTTCATTGAGGAAAAAGACATCATCTGTTGCCTTTGTGGTCGTTAAATTATCAGACTTTTTATAAACTCTAGTTACATTACTATTTCTACTCTCTCTTACTTCAACTCGAATTAATTCAGTATCAATTCGTGGATTTTGAAGAATAAACCTTTGATTTTTATTATTTGCATCTACTGTAAAGGTGTTTTGAACATATGCACCTTCATAAATGGTAACTTCATCAAAAATCGCAGTATCTGAACTTACAGGAACAGTAATATCTTCTGGAATGGTGAACACATAGTTCTTTCCAGAGTAATTTACTGAAGAAGTTGCAACAATACCCTTCTTAAGAGTTACCGATACTGGGTTTGTGGCAAAACTGGTGAGATCAAGATAAAAACTAATTACTGCTCTCGCAGAAGTAACCGATCTAGGGATATATCCAAGATTTCTTGCAAGAGACACTACGTTCTCTCTTAAGGTTGCTCCATCAAGGAACACCTCATTGGTCAGCATATTAGCGTTGTAGGAACTAATATACGTGTTATATGCCAAAGTGTCTAACAACACACTGAAGTTAGATCCTTCAAAGTCATAGTCAGTAAAAGTACCATCTGCTCTCAGGTAACTTTTTATTGACTCTTTGATTTCTTCAAAATCTAGAGATGAGACGTTGACTAATGACATTTATCGTGTTGGTAGTAATACGAACTGTAACTGCTGTGCTGTCGCATCAATTCCTATAATGAGATACTTAATGGTAACGTCCATTTGACCATCATCATAGTTTGGAGTTACAACTACCTCCGTCAAATTCACTCTTGGCTCATTTACTTTAATTACTGATTCGATTTCATCCTTCAATGCTCTTGCAGTGAAGAAGTCAATGTTCTCAAATAACAATCTATTTACAGCACACCCAAAATCTGGGTCAAAAAACTTCTCTCCCTGTATAGTAAGCACAAGATTTTGTACTGCACGGGATATAGCATACTCATTTTGTAAAGCAATTAAGTCTCTCGTCAAAGGATTTCTCTTCAACGTGAGACTTATATCTTTAAATCTGCGACTAACTCGCTCTAATGGCATGATATTTAGAGAAAAGCGTACTTTTCAGTTATTTAGTACACTTTTACTCGACTTCACTCTTCAAATCTTTCGACAAAATCGTCAAATCCACCTGCTCCACCACAAGGACGCTCTAAACGATCCTCTGGAATCTGATAAAGTTCTTCTTTTTGCTTCGCACGGCGTCTTTTTTCTGCCAAAGCAAGATATTTGTCGCTATCAACCTCTGTAATTAGGGTCATTCCCTCTTCAATGAAGAATTCTCCCTTATCGACCTTGTGATAATTGCCCATTTTTTGCTCCTTAGGTTAAAATTGGAACTTTTAGAGGGGTTACTATCCCTGAGTTTCTTCGTTTTCGCGTTCTTTTGCTGTTTTCCAAAAATATTCGTCTTCTCTACCAATACCAAGACGCTCAAAACCATTCTCGACTGAGTAAAATTCCGTAGAAACCTTGAAATCTGGCATTTTTGGTTCAACAGGAGTCAAACTATTGTCAAAAATACGCATTCTGTTGTTTGGATAGAGTGCATATTGACCATTATTCAACTCAATTAGGTTATGCGACTTGTGTTCAGCGGGATTTTCGCTTGTTGCGTAGTCAATAACGTCTGGATCTTGATGATAATTGTCTATTGTACAGATATATGTGCCTTTTTGTATGCCATGATCCCTAGTATATAGTTCAAAATCCATAGATCCAATGAATTGTTTTTGAATCGATACAACCCCATAGTCCATACAGTTCCAAAACTGTAGATTTGGGAGATCCATATCAGGATCAGGAAGTTCTGGCTCCGAGAGAAACGCGCTGATAGGCAACTTATCATACATTGCCGCATACTCTGGTAAATATGTCTCAAAATAAAAAGCACGCCCAGGCATCGATTTACACGATACCCAGACGCCCTTAACAAATTCACCATGACCAAATTGATGGTCGGTAAGATATTCTTTACGTACCCAAACCTCAACAGCAGGAAGATTACAGATTAACGCTGCCATAGCAATAGATCTTAACTATTACTATTTAATCAGCGCCCTTGTCCACGATAACGTTTTGGCTTAGAGTTCCGAGATGTCGCGGCGTATTTGGTATGCTGTCCGCTTCCCTGACGAGTTTTTTTCGGGGTAGACTCGATGAACTGAGTGCCCATCATAGACTTTTTGACTTTTGCCATAATTAATCAAGAATTGGTTCAAGTGAGATAAATGAAGGATTTATGGGTTCTCCTTCATAATAACGTTCAGAGAGGTCTTGTAGGACCTCTGTGGACTCCTCCAGAGTGATTCCCTGAAGGAGTACCTCGCCATTATAACAGATGTTATAAAGGATATCCATCAGATAATACGCATCTTTTCGTGACCAACACGAATACGAGGGTCGCACCAGGTTTCGACACCTGCTTCCTTGGCATCCAGACAGAACGATACGTCCTCTCCGCACATATCCTGAACTCCACCAGATTCAAAGACTTGCATCTTAGGAGCGAACCAAGGGTATTCGAGACGCTCAAAGACGCCTTTACGAATCAACACCCATCCAAAACCAGTGTAATCAACCGTGAAGGGTTTGCGACGTTTTGCCATGGACTCTACAGTCTCATGGTTCATGACACCACCGTTCTTACGGAAGTCGTCTTCGTCCAACCAGTGTGCAACACTCGTAGTCATACCATCTTCGGTGGCATACCATCCCGCAGCAATTTCACGCTCGGGTACTTCGTTACCATCTTTATCAGGACCAGGAACTGCGAGATCACACAGTTGCCAGAACTTCTCAGAGGTAAACACAATGTCGTTATCAATCCACAGTTGATAGTCGTAGGGGAGTTTACCATCCCAGGGTACTTGCTTAGGACCACGCAGAACATTCGCCCCAAGCACTTTGCAACGTGCAAAGTTAACCATAGAGGAATAGTCCTGAGAGATCTGAATATTCATTCCGTTCTGTACAAGATCAAATGCAAGTTGTACAAAACTCTTCAGAAACGTATAAGAGCAATTGCGACCAGGCAGGCAGAATACAATGCTCTTGCCTCGCATACGCTCTTTGATTGCCTGATAGTCCCAATCCTCTTTAGGCTTGGTAGGCGCTGCCGCCTTTACAGTGAATCCTTTTGCCATAGCTTAAAAGTTTTTTCAGTTCAATTCTAACAGTGTATGTATCTTATGTCAATATGAAGCATCTGCAACCACACTGTGGTCAACAGTAAGTTCTTCGTATTCGTAGCGATCCTGATCAATGTTCCGCCACACAACCGTGAAGTCTTCTTCGCTTAACTTTGCATACTCAACTTTATTCTCTTTGTCGTAGATATGATAGATCTTTGTATCCATTATTACTTAATTCGATACCGAATTATATAGCACGACAATGAGAACTCCCAGGGCGGTTAGTACTACCTTCGGATGACGAGCAATCCAATAAGTTAGGATGACTCTCCACATATTCCAATAAGGAGTCTTCCGCCGCATTTTGAGAATTCTCATTACCTCTATTATAACATGGGTGTGGACTATTAATGAATCGTTGTTCAGACGAGACCGCCCAGACACCCCTATTATGTATCGACCCCCTGGCGGAAATTTTTTTGGCAAAAATTTTTTATATGAACTCGAAATCACTCACTCGATCTGTCACCTCTGTAGGTTAGGGTAGTGACCCATTTTTAAACGGGGGGGCGCTATATCGCACATAAGCATATCTTATCATACCGAACAACTGCCATAACGACTGCTGATCAATGGGGTGTGCCACTCACGAATGTGTCCACCACTGCTGAGAACCCAGTCATACCAATGGATCTCAGCGACTTGTGCCAATCCACGAACTGTCTTTTTGCTGTCATAATCGTTCACAACCACTTTTATTTGTGTCCACTCTGAAATGCTGACAAAAACTGTAACAGACTGAAATATTAAGAAAGACAAAAAAAAGCGGACCCATAAGGTCCGCTGAACTGTGGAAAACTCTGTGGGAACTGTGGAAAACCTACCGCAACCGCCAGTAACTCACACCCCTATAGGTGAGACGCTGCGGCATCCGCCAGCGGTCGCCAACCCTTGCCAGGTATGGGATCGGTTCGGATCGATCGGGGCAATGCCAGATCATCTGGGGATCGCGAGACTCGACGGCGAATCGGTGCGCTTCCTTACCATCAACCGCCCATCCCGTCGCCTGAACCCAGTCAGGTTCCCGCCATGCCAGGGGTTGAACTAGGAAGCGGCAAACTAGCGCCCGCGTCAACTTAAGTTCGCTTGCCAGTGGTTCTAGTTCCATTGTTTGGATTGAATCGACTCCCCCATTGTGCCGTATCGGGGCGCTATTGCAACCCCTTGTGACGGCGGCGGTAGCAAACCCAGGTGATCGCTTGCATCTGCCCCGCTGAGATCGTCTCGCCAGTCCTGGCGGACACTTCCCTAGCGGCGTCCCTATAGAGGTCCTGAAGACGTTCAAAGGTCGCGGGAGTGATGCTCGGCACGTCCCGAAGACTGCCAACAGTGCCGCAAGCGATGTTAAAAGCGTGACCATCAATCACGGGGCAGTCAGTGTTACCGTTGCGGGCGATGTTTAGGTAAAAAGCAACAACTTTCTGACCGCGCAAGATTGATACAATCTCGGCAGAATCTACGGCGCTTGAGAGTATTTTAATTGCCTTTGCTTTATTGTTGCCGAACGTGCAAACTTTAACGCTGTCTGTATCAATCCCCGCTTTAATTGCACGCGCTAAGTTCTCAGCGTCCTGGCAATTCCGTTCCCACTTGTTATTTGGAGATAGCGCGGCGATTGCGCCAGCGATTTGATCAACGGAGAATCCCAATTCTGTCGCGATTCTGTCACTAATCGCGTGAGCATTGTTGTACCAAGTGAGACCATTCTGGCGGTCTTCAGTGTTACTTAGGAACCAAGTTCCGATGATCGAATCAGCGGTGAGATTGGTGAGATCCATTGCGGGAGAGAGGGAGAGAGCGGCGGCGGTGTTTAGAACCCCTCGCCTTGTGATCACAAGATAGCGGCGCTGCCAGGTCCTGCCAACCCCTCAAATCCGAAGAGATTCTGAGTCTTGCAATCCTGACAATCCCCTTACAAAGTGTTAATTAACAGTTGCATTAAGTTCTATTAACTTGCGGTTGACGTTCTGGAGATCTGAGATAGGAGATTCTAATCTGATATTGAGAATCACTTGCAATAAGAATGTGCCAATCCCAGAACTGCCACACAATGTGACGATTCGGAACTGGCACATGGTATCATCGACAATCCGCTAATTGAGAATGAGAGTCAATAGCATTACACCCACCACAGACTCTTGCGATTGATTCTCAAATGCAATTACCGCAATCGATTACAACATCCCACTCATCGCTTGACAGATCATGCCACCATGTCTGGCGACCATTCTCAGAGACAAGGAAGATGCTCCCCTCTTTACGTTGCTCAACAACACACCAAGGGTTACATTCCATAAGATTATGGAATCGATTCTTCGCTTTGGAAGATTTCGGAGTGACAAAAGCAACCATGATCAAGAGGGGAGAATTGATTGATAACGGTATTGTATCAGAATCCTGTGTGAGAGGTAATTAGTGAGAAGAACTAATTAATGAATTGATACAATACCGCGTGCGTCTAGTCGAGATTAATGGGCGCACGTCTCGTCGAGATCTATGCGCCCACGTCTAGTCGAGATCTCAGACAG